CGTAGCGACATTTATAAATTCGTTAAACAAAGTCCATTTCGTTACATCGAAAGAACTCCCAGAAGTATGATCCGTCCGGCATGAATAAGTATTTCCGTTATAGATAACCGTATCCCGATACTGCGTATTATTGACGTAGTTAGTATTTGCTTTCCACTCACCGCGTGGACGGATTAGAGCACCGGGAAGCCCGGTTGCACCCGTATCACCCTTGTCGCCTTTATCTCCTTTGTCGCCCTTGACTTTCGTCCAGGTATAAGCGGAAAACGTATTGCTGTCTGCCGCCGTGAAGTCGGTGTATTGGCCGATGTAAGCACCAGGCGTCTCACCGCCATTTGCCGTAAAGGTCGTACCATTGTCACTATACTTGATGTGCAGATAACTTGTTCTACCATCCGCTCCGGTTGGTCCCGCGATACCTTGATCTCCCTTGATGCCCTGCGAACCTTTCAACTGTACCCATTTATACGACGTGTTAGCAGTCGGAGCGGCCGCACTCGTTGTAACTGCTGTACCAATGTAAGTATTAGGGGTATCACTCATAGGATTGCCGTTCGCATTAGCGGAGTACTTCACATGAAAATACTGCGATGTACCGGGAATACCTTGCGAACCGGTCGGCCCCGTTTCGCCTTTGTCACCTTTAGCCCCAGTTGCACCCGTATCTCCCTTGTCGCCTTTATCTCCTTTGTCACCTTTAACCTTCGTCCAAGTGTAAGCGGAAAACGTATTGCTGTCTGCCGCCGTGAAGTCGGTGTATTGGCCGATGTAAGCACCAGGAGTCTCGCCGCCATTTGCCGTAAAGGTCGTACCGTTATCACTATACTTGATGTGCAGATAACTTGTCTTACCATCCGCTCCGGTTGGTCCCGCGATACCTTGATCTCCTTTAACACCCTGCGAACCTTTCAACTGTACCCACTTGTATGAGGTGTAAGAAGTCGGAGCGGCTGCACTCGTTGTAACTGCTGTACCAATATAGGTATTGGGAGTATCACTCATAGGATTTCCGTTCGCATTAGCGGAGTACTTCACATGAAAGAATTGTGATGTACCAGGAATACCTTGCGATCCGGTCGGTCCCGTTTCACCTTTGTCACCTTTAGCCCCAGTTGCTCCATCTATTGCACCAATACGAACAGTAGTCCATGAAACGGGAGACGTAGCCGGAGGAATAACAATACCCGTGCGCATCCACAAATATTCGTTTGTACCACAGGCGGGTGGAGTTTTACTCCACCCACTTGTAGGCGCAACTGTGCCAGATTTAGACTTTGCGAATTCCTGCGCGGGATATTGCCCGTCCTTCGTTACGCTAATCGTTATTTGTCCTCTTGCTACTATCATACTATTATTTTAGTGATAATTCAACTACAAACGTCGCTTTTACATCGACTTCGGCAGCAGTGACGGTAATGGTCTTTCCAGTCTTTACACCGGAAGTTCCCCAAGCCGTATCTTGTGTACCATCCTTATTGTACTTCTTCCAAGAAAATACAAATTTGGTATCAGCAGCACTATCGGTGAATGCTTCCCCATTTTGCCATACCTTGGCATTGATAGTCGTACTTCCTTGGCCATTTACTAACTTATCCCCCGTTGTGGAAGATACTTCCACTATATACGGATCGGAAAGATCGGAGAACGAAATAATATCGCTCACTGTTGTGTTGTAGGTTCCGGATGCTGTATCGGTATCCTTGATTGCACATTTGAAAGACTCAAAATTCAGGACAGCACTTGCCGGGATGGTGATCTCATTAGTTGTTGTACCCGTAATGCCGTATGAGTTGGAAGCTGCCAAAGATTCCCAAGTACCATCCGATTTCAATTTAAACCATTGATATGCAACCTTATCAGCATCAATACTACTACCTCGCCACATGTCACAATGCGCTTTTAAAGTTGAATACTGATCGTTTTTGAAAACATTACCAGCAGGAGCATACGCAATAGCACAAATAAGCTGTCCGGCATTTTCTGTTTTAGTGTAGTTGATAACTGCCTTGACAGGAGTTTCTAACTTCGTATCCGGATCAACATAAATACCGGAGCATTCGACCTTCATCTGCGATACAGATGTCATATTGTTCTTAAGCGTCAACGCATACGGCGCAGTAGCGGCAACAGTACCACCGAATGCAGTGATTGCACCTCCATTCACTGTATAGGTAGGAGCAGCTTTTAAACGACTGATTACGTTTGTTGTCGTTCCGGATACATACATTTCAGGGGTAATGACAAGGAAAGGAGAAGCCGTATAGTTCGGTACATAGGTGCTGTTTTCCTTGTTAAAGATTTGCGTCAAAGGCTGATTAGAGCCTAGATACATGTTCATTGATTTAGCGTCGTTAAGATCGACGATAGTAATTTGACCTCTTGCGATTGGCATAATTTTGATTATTAAATTGTTATAACTATTTTACTTGTCACATTTAAAACTAAATTAATTCACTTCTTTAAGGGTAGGGCACTAAAATGTTCAATAAGTTCTTTCACCGTAGCCTTATGAGCAGTAGGAATATCGGTCGCTCCATACCATTTATCTCTATAATCACACAGTTTAAAATCACCTTTGTATTGATAACAGCCAACTGCCTCCCAAATATTGTCATAATCCAAAACGAACCATTGTCCTCTGTCAATATCATCACGAAGTGCAGCAATAGCAAGAAAAAGCTCTTCATTTCCACCGCAATCAATAAGTCCATTATTGACTAAATCATTCAATCCGGAATCGGAGTGCATACAGTCAAAGCTATTGCATGACGTGAAAAGAAAAGGACCTTCCTTTCCGATAGATTCTTTATACCCCAATACCTCCAACTTCTTTCGAAGTTCCTTAGTATTCTTTCTTATAAAACATGGTGTTGTAAATGCCATAAATTTATTTTTTATAGTGAAACAATACAATTAAATGTAGCACGCCCCCAAACATCATCTGGGGTAAGTGTAAGTACATGCCCATGCCCGACATGCGTCTCATTGAATATTTTATCGGTATCCGAATTATCACTTTCCTTCTCCCACGAAAAGCGAGAAGACGGAACGCTATCTGTTATATCTGTATCTCCTTTTATCACATAAGCGGTTAATGTAGTAGACACAGAGCCGTTCTGAAAAATATTCCCATTGCTACTCATTATATTAACTACTACCGCATCTTTACCCGCCGCCGACTTTTCAAGCCAGTCTGTAGCACCTTCCTCCGGTTCTTGCGTTGTAGGATTATCTGAAATACATAACCATGACGATCCGTTGTGAGTTACTTCGTCATAGTAATAATACCCCCCCACTTTCCACTCTCCCTTAAAACAGGGGACGCGGCTTTCTGTTACTCCATCATCGGAAATCTGTTTGATAACTCCGGTCATATATACATTACGGAGATACGCACTATGTCCGGTCATTTCGATACCAAACAACTTCAAGTTAGATAAGTCGCCTAACTGCATAGCAATCATTTCCTTTGTAATCTCCCAACCATTAACACCCGTCAGATAACGGACATAACTTTGTGTTGAGTAACTCGACCTTTGCCGATCTTCATTCGTAAAGTTACCATACGCGACAAAATGCATAGCCTTACAAGGATGGAAAGAATACCCGCTTCGAAGAACATATTTGAAAGTTGATTCTCCTAATTGCTCTGTAATACGAAAATAAGCCGTTTGGAATCCGGTTTCATTATTAAATATCCCTTTACAAATATCATCAATTTCGATTTGTGCAGTTTCTCCCGGTTCCAGCTTCAAGTAAATTATTCTATTTTCAATATCAATCGATTCAATTACACCACCTCCTGGTGCATTCCACTCCTCACCCGAAACAATCGATACACGGTTGTAGCGCAGTTCGGGAACTTCAAGAAAATCACGTAAGCGAAGAGACTTTGCATCAATATCCCCATTCGCAGTAATCATCCATCCCAGTAGCTTTTCGGCATATTCAAAAGAGAAAAGATGTCCATCAATCAATAAGTCCTCCCAAACTGTCACATTATCAACAGCCAGTCCATTCAAGACCTTAATACCGCCCAAAAATTCTAAAAGATACTCTGTTACATCAGGTCGGTTCTTGGCCAGATATATCTTATCTAGTCCATCAATCCCCCCAGCCTTATCCGCATACCCCGCTTTAATTTTCTTTCCCGAAACTAATAAATACTCTGCAGCATAAGACATCAATTGCAATAAGTCAATATTATTATGTTGGTGTCCAACTCCTCCTCCCCCACCATAATCCTTCGCAATTCGTTCTGCAATAAAATCCCCCAAGGATCCTGCAGTCGTTACGTTCCAGTTTTCAGAAAAAGGGTCTTGAACAGGGAATAATGCCCCCTCGGACAGTGGTAGGCGAGGAAATTCAATAAGTCGAGGGGGCACTGTAAAAGAACCAACTTCAGGCACAACAATTTCAAGTGCATCTGTTGGAGTATCTGACCTTTGCAGGTTCAGGAAAGGTTTGGCATCAGCAAATTTATAAGTAAAAGTATAGTTGCTTGGTAACTCCTTATCTGTATAAGTCACATTACTTTCTACAACAATAATTGAACGGATATAGGCTCCTGTATATAAATACTTCTTCAAAGACGGGAAAAAGTCAAGCAACCAGGTACGTTCTTTCTTATTCAAATATCCCGTATCCTTTTGAAATTTACGAGCAGTATCAACACGGTATTCAAGAGATATATCATCAATCTCCGCAATATTATGCGTATGTTCTCCAGTGAAAGCCGTAGAACCATACGCACGAAACGTATCAATACCACCAAGTGAATTCTCAAATAATACCCATTGCTCGGTTTCTGATTTCATATCTGAAGCATAATACCGCTGTACATACGACAGCCGTATCCCTTCCGCATCTTCAACCCAAACATCATAATAAGCCGGCATTTTATCACCTAGCTTTCCTACAACAGAAGCATATTGCAAAGGAATTGTATAAGCTTTCCCTTTTGTAAGGTCAGCTAATACCAAATCGCTCTGCGAAACGATTGTAGCTGACTCATCAGTAAAATAGGCATGAAGTTTTACCCTACATTCCTGAACGGCATAATACGTCAGAAATTCAGGAGAGTAATATGTGACTGGCTTTACATTCGGTTGCCAAGTCAGAAAGTTCTGAAGAAGAAAGTTGGCTGGAGTATCAGCAAGCATATCGACTCCGCAACGGATGGCAGTAAACTCCACTTCAGTACCGGAAAGTAGTGCCTTAAAAGTAGAAACAATTGTCTTCTGCTCATATACCATTGAAGTATTATTGAATAGGAAAGACAAACGAGCATGGATGATATCCTGGATATTAATAATAACGACACCATCCGCACCCGGTTCGTAACTCCGAGCCACAATCTCTTCATCTCCCTGTAAGAGCCTAAAAGAAATTATGTCTGTAGTTCCAATGCGGAATTCCTTTATATTTCCACTTAATGATAGTGGATCAGGTTGTTGGAGAATGGTCATAATTCTTATTTTTTGTATCAAAATTAGTAGAAGCACATAACAGAGTAAAGGACATTATTTTAAGCTAGTAAGGAGTTTTTATAGGACGAAGTTTTGCCACGACACGATGAAATGTACGTGGTCCTGTTCTATGATCCTGATAATATGCAAAAGAACGCTCATAATAGAGTTTCCCTTCAGCAACTTGCTCTTTTGTCGGGAATGGAGGATAAATTGTAGGAAGATGATCGCTGTCCCTTGCGCCATAGTTCAGTTTCACTAACTCTGCATTATATTCATCTTCAGTAATATCATAAGTTTTTTTATCTACACTCCAACAGTAAGCATTCGCCAAAGTTGGAAACCGTTGGCTTTCAGATATAGCAATTTCTACAGGTTCATATAATCGGGTAGTATAGAAGGTCGATTCAACAGGTTCATTATTCCCTCCAATATAATACTTAAGCTTATCAACAAAGAGTTCCTGTCCCTCAATGATAACCTTTCGATGAGCCGGTATGTTCATCTTTTGATGATCGGACAAGAGGATATCACCTTTAACTGGGTGCATAGAGTTCCTCAATAAGTTGTCATAAGTTCGATAAAATTTCTCATAAATACCATCCGGCCCATTGTATAATAAAGAATAATCTGCAAACCTCTTGTTTTCAACTGTATAATTTCTATTTGTACCAATATTATATCCATCTCGATAATGATAGACTAAAGCCAACATTGGTACTTGTTCTTTATTAGATGCCGCTATTTCATCAGATTCATCATCATTATTTGAAGCGGCGCTTACAATCAAAGTGGAATTTAGCGACCGACCTTCTCCGATATATGGAATGCTAACTCGTGTTCGAGTGTATACAGAAGGAGAATATCCTAATATTTCTTTCGTTTCCGGTAGTATTGCGAACATAGCATCTGGACAAGTAATCTTTTTTTCTTTCAGAGTATTTTTCCCATCCAGATAAGGAATATTAGAAGAGCAGATTACTTGAACAAGTGATCCATTCTCATTATACCCTACACGGCAGTAACAGCCAGTTACAGGATTATAACAAGCATTAGGATATTTGGCCTTCAGGTCAGAAGTCGAATCAAAGGTATCATACTCATCAGAAATCACGCTTTCAGAAGAAAGGCTGACTTTCTGATATGTAGATACATCAAACTCTAACTCGGAGGTTAAACAGTTTGTAAAATCAACCTCCGCTTTCATATTAGCTATATCACTGAAAAATTCAATACTAACGGTTTTCTTGACTTCATCCGGAATAAACTCACACATGAATCTCTTTCGGAAAACATTCAATATGGTACTACACATACAATCCGGAACCAAATGAGACAGTAATATATCACCATTGACAAGTGAATCAATTGTATTATTGACAAATGCCATACTACGAAAAGGTTCTGTCACATCAAAAAAATTCTCTAATAGAGTATATCCCCAAAAAGAAAAAATACGGCGTAAAAGATAAGGAGCACGAATAAACGGACTCATATAATAACCCGGATCCAGTTTTACATTTATATCATCCACAACTTCAATACGAGGAAATGAATTATAAAAATTAAAAGTTCCTTCAACCCTTCTGTCTATAATATTGCCAGAAGCATCCATGTTCTCCATCCGATTCACATAACGCTTGTTATTATCAAAGTCAACTATAACAGGAAAAATAGTAAAATGCTCATGTTCATTAGATAACAGAGAACGACAAAAGTCAATACCTTGCTGAACTGTACTCACTCCTGGGATTGTTTCATCTGCAAACACTTCTTGCACAGAAGCCTTTGCTGTCTGTGATAAAAACGACCCTTCATTTAAATAAAATGAAGTGGAAACTGTCTTTTTACGTTTCACTTTCAGAATAGCCTGCCGGCAAGCAGAAAAATATTCTCCGGAAGAGATTGTGGCCTGAATATCTGAAGGAAGTTTGCGCATTCCTGTGATATCAGGATAACCCAATGCTTTCTGATTCCAATCTGAATCGGGTATATCAACAGGTAATGTTTGCTCTCCCCATTCGTTGAAAAACAAGTTAGGACGTTCAACCTCCAGCTGAGTACCTGGAGCTAATTGATAAGATATTCCCGTTTTTAAATTCGTTATTTTCATTTTTTATCCTTTTGAACCAATTCGGCGACTACGATCACGAAGTTCCTGTTTCTTCTCAAATTCACTCAACGCAACAGAAGCATTTACCCCGTTCTTATTCATATCAATAATAGCATGAGCAAACTTCTCCATTAATTCAGGAGGCAATGCTGCACCACTTCCGTCATTTTTTGGTGTACCGGTTACTGGAAGCGGTTGTGAAATACTTCCTCCGGAAGAAAAGCCTGCCATCTTGGATCGTATAACCTGATTCAGGTCAAGTGTACGGATAGTGCCAGCCTGTTGCGACTTGTCAATCATATCAAGAATAGGGCCAACGGTAGGATTCTCAACGGCGGCATTACTAGCCACCCACTCTTTTGACTGCCCCGCTGGTCCTTCTCCTACGATTACAGTCGGTTTGTCAATAAAGCCACGAGCATCCGGATCATAATCGGCACCGGCAAACAACTTTCCATCTTGAGCACGACGAACATCAATCTTGCCGCCATCTTCACGACCGGTTGCCACACGCTGCCCGGATCCTTTTGAAGAACCTGTTCCTCCGGAAAGAGTCATGTTTTTAATCTTATTACGTTCAGCATTTGCGGAAGCTATCTGCGCAGCACCTGTTACCCCCATGAGCGCAGCAGCTACAGCACCGGCAATCGGTCCAAGATCAGCGAAAGCCCTCATTATTGAAACAGCAGTATCAGCAATAATTTGAGAGACTTTAATCGCAAAATTAACATCGGCATATTTCTTCTGAATATCCAGTTTCTTTTGCGCTTTTTCTTTCTCTAAGCGTTCTACCTCCTCCGTATTACCTTGAGCAGCTTCAATCTCCGCATCATACTTGGCGTCCACGTTATCCATTTCAGCCTGTTGGAGTGCCTGAACAGCACCAGAAAACAAATCCGAATAATAATCAAACTGTTTTTTATAAGAATCACGCTTCAGATTCTGAACTGATTGTTCATATTCTTCCTGAGTCAGCGTTTCATTCTCAAGATGAGTTTTAAGTTGCTGCAGCTGCAAATCATATTGTTGTTGTTGATTTAGAAGTCCATATTGATTCCGGATCTGATTAATACGGTTCTCACTATCCTGCACTAACTGTTCCTTAGCTTTCAGGTAAGCAATATCCAGTTCTTGAGTATCTAGTTTTTCCTTTTCAGCAAGTTGCTTGCGTGCCTGGTAAGTTGCATCCAGTACCTTCATTTGCGCCTGCAAATCCTCCCCAACCGTAGTGAGTTTAAACTGACTTTTAAAATCTTTAGTAAGATCATTCATTTTGGTTTGGATGGCAGCACGGGCATTGGCAGCGTCCTGATCAGCTGATAAAACTGCAGCATTAGCCTGTTTTACAGCATCAGATTTCAGTTTTCCATTCTTTAGTTCAAGATCATTGACATCATTCAAATACCGCTGTTCAATCGCTAACCTTGTTTCTGCACTCGAAGAGGTTAGAGAAAGAGTTAACATCTCATATTGTTCTCGAGTAATATTCTTTGCAGCAAGTTCATTAGTAAGGAACATTCTTTGCGCAGAAGTTACCGCTTTCTCTCTCTCCAAATCCTCCTGACGCAATTTATCAACAGCATAGATCTTTTGCTTTTCCATTGCTTCTTCCGTATCGATCAGCTTAGACTTAGCATCTACGATTTGCTTTTGGTATTCAGATTTTTTGGCCGACTTTGTAGCATTAGCCTTAAATTGCTCCAGTAATTTGATCCGCTTATTATAATAGTCCAAATCAGACTTGAGGATAGCCTGATTAATATCTTCTTCCGCTTGTTGTTTTTCTCTCCCAACTAACCGGATTTGATTTATTTCCGCCTCATGATTTGACTCCTGATTCTTGAGTGTAACAGCATTCGGATCCGATTTATCTTTCTCTATTGGCGTTGTCGGAAAACGCTTATCATAGATTTCCTGTGCTATTTCCCTATATTGGTCCGCTGCATTTTTCTCATCCTTCAGCCACGCTGACAACATAGACTTATTCATGTTGTTAAATCGAGTCTGTGCTTCCAATTTCTTTTTATCAGCCTCTATTTGCTCATTAACTTTAGCTTCAATATCTTCTCCTGACCACTTCTTGGACTGCGCTTCAGCCTCTTTAAATAAATCACCAGCTTCTTTTATTTTGGCATTAAATTCATCCAGTTCCTTCTTATTCCACTTAACAAAAAACATCTCTCCGGACTTCCTATCAGTTTTCCACTTACCTCCCTTGGCAATCAGATCCTGATATTCTTTCATTGTTTTCTCTGCAGAATCCATATCAGATTGAGCTTGTTTTAGTTCCTCCCGATGCAAATATCGAAGACTGGCCTTCTCTGCTTCTAAAAATTCACGAACACGAGTTGTATTCAATGCTATCGCTACTCCGTACTTATTCCATTCCGTAGTAGCAGACGGGACAATAGATGATACCCGTTCGATCACTTGATTTAGTTCATCCTGTTCATCCTTTGTTAAAGATGTCTTACCTTTCAATTCTTCATATCGAGCTGCAAGTGCAGGTAAAGTAGACTGTAATTCTACCACCTTTTCAAATTGTGTTTCAAAAGTATCGGAGAGAGGTTCAATAGCTTTGGTTAGCCCGGACATAAAATCATTAGCCCATTTCAAACCATTTTTAAAGTAGGTTTCAAGTCTTTTTCCTAGCTTATTGTAGAAATTATCCATTGTGTCACCTAAGTTGGACTCTATTCCTTGAAGTTCTTGCATCTGTGTAGACATAGAACCAGCAACACCATCCATACGACCAAGTGATAAAAGATAATTTTTAATTGCTTCTTCGGAGTTTTTCACCTCTGTGGTAACCCCTTTAAAGGTGTACTTAACTGTATCTCCACTTTTACTAGCCTTTATACCAAACTCCTTCAGTCGTTCATTCTCCCCTGTCATTGCATCCAAAATAGCCTCAATAAGCTGATCCACACTCTTACCTTGCGATGCAGACAAATCTCCAATATTAATAAGTTCTGAAGTCGTTGGTTTTATTCCTCGATTAACCAATTTAATGTAAGCCTCTGTCCATTCAGCCAAAGAGCCAGGCGTGTCTGCAGCAAGTTTCTGTAACATTTTCATTGCAGCAGCAGCCTTCTCCTGCGATTGAAGAGTATTACGAAGTACAGCTTCATACTTAGCGAACTCCTTTCGAGTAGTATATGCACTTTTTCCTATATCTTTCAGATACCCTGCCAGTTTCACTGTAATAAACGCTACTGCAACAGCTTTCAATTTCCCCATAGCTGTTTCCATCGGACCGAACTCTGACTTAATATTTTGCCCGGTTCCCTTTAATTCTGATAGCCTTTGACGAACTGACCTTAACTGATTATTCAACTTTGCATACTCTTCAGGATCCGCAGCTTCCGACATATCCTCAAGTGTCGCAGTTAACTCCTTGCCCACTTTCTTGAGTTGCCGACCGGTCATAGCATTAATATCTAAAGAGCGAGTCAGCGTGCCTATTTTTTTGTTATTATCAGTAATCTGTTTAGATAGCGATTTCGTTTCCTTCTCTAGATTTTGATATTCTTTAGTATTCTTCTTTCCTTGAGCCTCAAGTTCGATCATCGCAGTACGACGTTCTTTCTCTTCTTTCTTGAGTTCTTTGGTGGCCTTGGTTAGTTCGTGAATTTCCCGCTGGGCCTGACTGGATTCAGCAGACACAATATACTTTATTTCATCTTCTGACAAATGCTTCTTTCCCATATTACCAATTTTGAGATTGTTCGTAGATTAATGCTTGTTCTAATTGCTCACGAATCTTATTTCTAATGGCTTCATTGTAACCATAACGCAATTCAGGGAAAGTCTCATGATAAAGAACTCCCCATACAGTTCGATTATACAAAGCCAGGTTGCTCCGGATATGGCGTGATATTCGGTCGTTTCCCCGTCGATATCGAATATCAAGATAACGGAGATACGGAAAAATACGGATAAAGTACTCTTGTTTGCCTTCGGACTCCTGGATAGTGAACGGCCTACGCTGCAAGCTTGACAACAGTCTGCCTGAACGAGTATTCAGGTAAGTACGAACAACATTCTCCTGAGTCTGATAAATGAGATTGATACCTTGAGAAATAGTATCATGCACAAATCGCTGTTTGACTAAATCTTCTGAAATCATATTCCTGTTATTTTCAGCGAATGTAGCAAGGGAAAGATGGATAGTAAAGGACAAAAAAAAATCCGGAGAGGAATAGTTTCACTCTCCGGAACTTCATTATTTGCTATTTTTCAGTTCAAGCATCCACCGAAAATCACACCCTGATGCTCCGGGACGGTTTTGGAACTTAAAGCCTGCATCCGTCATAGCTTTAAATATATCCTCTTTTGAGATATTTGCCGCCGGATCCAGTTTCTTTATAGATTGATAAACTTCATCGGTCGTAAACCAGTGTGTTGTATGCCGGGCATCCCATGCAGGCTTAAAGGTTGTTTGTAAGGCAGCGATATAAACGCTGACATCCGTTATCTTATCATTTTCCATCTTTAACCTCCTTCTTGTTTACTGAATCCGTTATCGCAAAATTTAAAACTTGTATCAAATCCAATATATCATCACGCGAAATTGCTGAAATTACAAAATCCCCATCGCAATCTACTGAAAAAACATCCACTTTCTTTCCATCAGGATAGTATGACGTTTCTTTATCTACATGAAAACGATGCCTACTCATGATTATTGTCTCCTTTCTGGCATTTCTTTGCCCGATAGACGCAATAAGCAGCCACCAATAAAAGAGGAAAGAAAATCAGGCCGAAACTAGTAAATCCAATTGCCCGGAAATACCAACGGTCAGAAATAGTACGCACTTCACAATCAGAAGCTAAAGCACTATAACGACTTTGCAGATTATTAACTTGCTCTGTGAGAGCTTTGACATTGCTAGCGACATTGATGTCGGGAGCAGACACGACTGGCGTGTTGAGGATTGGAGATTTCATAACTGTTTGGTTTTTAGCATTTAGGCAATTTTTCTTGAACAGAAGTAAATACAAGAACGGCTGCCATATCCCGAGTTTCGCTAAAAACCAAACAGTGTCACTCCGTAGAGCAAAAAAGTTTATCGGAAAGGCAGCCGCCTATATCATAAATTAAAATCTCTTATAAAAAAGAAGACTAATGGGCATAAAAAAAGCCCTTCGAATTTCGTTGAGCAATTAACCGTCGCTCTACGTACATGACTAACATGTTTGGTTTTTAGCTTTTGCAAATATGAGGATAATATTTGAATTTGCAAAAAGATAATCTATTTTTTATCGTAACATTCAATTATATCTTTCAACTCCTTGGCAAAAGAATATATATCATCCAGACTGCTTATTTCATGTTTTGTTTCTTTCTTATTCTCATCAAAGGTAGATATATATTTTTTCGACAGACTATTAAAATACATACGACATATAGGTTTTCTATTATTATCGTCAAGTAATATAGCAAAATATGTTTGCGCATCACGATATACTACTCTAGAAATATCAACAACTGGACGAAGTATTGATTTTACAATCATATAACTTTCAATTTCTTCTTCCGTAGTGATAATCTTGTTATCTTCCACAGAAGAAAATTCTGTCTGTTCTAAAGATTCTCCTTGATTCTCCTTCTTTTCTACATCAGCCTCTGTCTTCAAAGCTGATTTTAAACGTTCTGAAATCAAATCATTAATATACGTACTGATTGATTTCTTTGTCAAAGAAGTAAATTGATCAAGAATTTTAGCTGTAATAACTCCATCATACACTTGTTTCGCAAAATACCTAACAAAGTCTGGTGAAGGATTTACAAACTCTTTTGCAATAATAGTTTTTAGCTCACCTGTATACTTCAACTCACTAGCCGAACTTAGTACATTATCAACATCAAAATAAGATTTATGAAACTTCTTCAATTCTTCAACCTGGTTATCCTTCAAATCAGTAATGTCTACTTCTAAGAATGGCTTTTCATCCATCTTGTTTGGCTCAATCAAATCAGTATAAAAACGATAGATAATGCCATTAGTCAATAAACCAAATTTCGCTTTAGATACATTGAAGTAACGTATAAGTTGGTTATCATGCAAATTGAGATCCTGTGCCCAATGTTTACATTCAATAAGAAGCACAGGTTCACCATCTTTCATGATAGCATAATCTATTTTTTCTCCCTTTTTCATCGCGATATCACAAGTCATCTCCGGAACTACTTCCAAGGGATTAAATACGTCATAACCTAGTGCATTAATAAATGGCATAATAAATGCGTTCTTAGTAGCTTCTTCAGTGAGAATGTTTTCTTTGAGTTTGAATACTCGTTCAGAAAGTTGTTTGATGCTGTCTTTAAAATCCATAGTATTAAATAAAATGAATCTTCTGTCAGCGTGCGCCCACTGGAAATTACTCCAGAATCTGATATTTTCAGATTACACGCTGACAGAAGATTCAGACTAATTTTGTTTGGGCCTTTCAAAAATGGTGATAATATTTGAAAGCACAAAAGAAAAGAACATTTATTTTCGGATTGCCATACCCGAAATGATTATACGACTTGAATCCCATTGTACTTTAAGATTGATAATTCCATTAGCACCAAACTCTTTCAATGTATTTGCCATGCGCTCCATAGCCACATCAAGACTAGGTGTTACATATACATTTTTTCCTGTATATTGACTCTTGTCAATACCAACATACATATCATCACTATTACTCTTATTGGGTTTTCGAGTTGTTTTTGGTTCTTTCCCCTTTTTCACCCATCCCCCGACCTCTGTAACAGATACACTACCTACAGTTTTATAATCAAAGGAAACAGAATTTGATTCTGTAACATAAATCCCGTTATTTGTAAGTGGAGAATAATCAAGAAAAGAAGAAAATCCATAAGGCTCCGGCATTTTGGGAGTTACACAAGCTGTAAATACCCCAATAGTCAAAATTAAAAATACTAATTTTTTCATTGTGTGTGTTTTTAAAGTTATCCTACAAAGATAAGATTTGAAAAATAGGGAAACAAAAAAGCAGAATAAAAAAATCCGCTTTTACTACCACTTCCTTATATTTAATAATTATCTACACTTTCACTCTATTCATACGCTTTATGCTTAAAATTAGTATTAGGAAAGAAGTGTACTTTCAACTTATCAAATAAGGTTCCATTTGGACGAATATTCTCAAAAAAGCCATAATCATCCAGCCATAACAAATACTCTTTATTCCCATAAAAAACGACATTATAAAACATAACAAATAATTCCTCATTACTCATTTGAGCCTGTATTATATCAATATATTCTCGTTGCTGCGTTTCATTAAAAGCACTATTGCGAACCAGTTTGATTATATGATATAAATGACGAAAATAATGCATATCAGAAGATATTTGTGTGTGTGGAGATGGTTGATAGCTTTTCCTTATCTTTTTTAAAGCATCGTCATATTTTAGTTCACCTGAATAATCTGGTGAGTATGAACCTATTATGCAAGCTTTTCTATTTATAAAATGTCCCTTTGCTAAAGAGCCTAAAATTTCTCTCTGAATTTGCAACATATTAAAGAATGTGCTGTCAAATTGCAGCTTATAATTGGCTAAGGACTGGTTCTTGTATGTAATATAAATAAAAATCAAAGATACATAAGCAAATAAAGCTGTAATACATGCAGAGTAATCACTCCAATCATCAAGTCGTTCAGAAATATCACTTCCACTAAATTTAAGAACAAATTGTATGAATGATATTGATACGATCAATGTAAACAATATAAAAATAGCAATTGCTAAGTAATTCCACTTTTCTTTCATTATTCTTTGTAATTTTCTCATTTTTTCAACTCGCTTATTTGTAATTTATAATAACCATTTCTTTATCCAAAAGAAAAATACATTTTAGGCAGTTCCCTCAATTCACAACAAAAAACCTCGTTGTCTCCAAGATTAAAGATATTAATCTACAATAAGTTCTTCTTCGATTATAAGTTGTTCTATCGCTTCTATTCGTTCAGATATTTTGCTTTTAGGAAAGTACTCAGGCAAATATCTTTTCATATTATCTAACTCCCGATTATAATTAATTATTTCAATTTTTTTTCCTACTTGTTTTTCTTTTACTTCAAATATTCCAGTAGCCCTCATAGCTATAAAATAACCATAAAAATAATCTTCTCTATTCTTAAGCTCAAACTTTTCACAAAAATGTTTCAACAAAAAATACTTTTTTTCATCTTTTGACCGCTTAATTGCATATAGTAATAAAGCCCCCCAAGGAGAGCCACTTTTAAGAACTTCGGTGGTTTGTTCACTTGTTAAAATGTTCCCATTCTCACTTTGTATTGCAGTCGTGTTACCTACACTTTGAAATCCATCTCTTATTTCTGATCTTAATTCGTTTTTTAAAGAATGAAAATCTTTTGTTTTTTCTTGAAATTCATCCATTACTTGATGTAAATGCTGAACAGATTCATCTATTTTCCCAGAAGCTTCTGCCATTACCTGTGTCGCTTTTTCTATTTTTTGAGGAGTATCTTTCAAATTACTATAGATTTCGTCAAACTTGCCAGATGAATCATCCATTTTCTGTATTGAGGAATCAATCTTACCTGGTACATCACTTATTTCATCATGTACATCTCTAAATTTATGCAGAAGATTATTTATCGACTCACCAGACACTACAGACATTATAATAGCAATAACCGATAAAATTATAGATGATATCGTAGATGCAAATGTAAACTGGTCAGCTAAAATTTTATTCTCACAATTTGCAACAGAAAACTGAACTATAAGAAAAAAAGCGATAATTATTATAGCACACCACAACATAATTCTATGTTTTTGTAGTTTTACTACTTCATCAGACAAACGAGGATCTTTTTTTTCTTTTTCCATAATCGTACCTATTTTATGTTATTACTATTATAAAAATCAACTCCTCATATCGTGCGCCAACCGGAACCACCCGGAATCCGATTTTACGGATTACACGATATGAGGAGTTGAAAATATGGTTTTTACTTGGCAAAAACAAAGATAGTCAAGAAAAACGAAACAGCCCAAAAATATTTTGACTTTTTTATCAAGATAATGCAGAAGCTGCATTATTCAATTTATTAGCAACATCTTTCAATGCATCAGATAAAATTTTCAATTCCATTTCTGTAAAAGTTGCTACTTTCCCGTGCACCTCATTTCCATTAATGCGTTGATGCAGCCAAGAAGCTGATTTATCAAAATATTGCTTGGCAAATTCAGAGACAGAGATGAACGGAAGTACTTCAGATAAGATCTTTCGCACTTCAATCTGTTTTTTCATCTTTTTAGCATCATCAACCACTTGGTGAATCCGAACAAAATCTTCATCAATAGCTGCCTGCAGTTCCTGTTGGTCTTCCGGTCGTAACGAATCAAAGAAACGATCCATCTCTTGTTCCGCTTTTTCACGATCAGAACCTTTAGCCTCGAGGCATGCTGTTTTTAATCTGAAAAAATCTTCTTTTACTCCCACCTTACATAAATTTTAGATAAAACAAAATAATGAAGAAGATGAGTTCCCCACCCCGTCGAGTGGGGAACTCTTTTTCTACCGAGCAGATAACCTCTGAATCTCAAGCTTGAGATTCTCAATTTCTGCGTCGAGTACCGATTTTCTATAACCAATTCCAATGAGTCGGTTATAATTTCGGAGGTAGTAGTTAAGATTTTCAATTAACTCATCTACCCGCGCTTTTAACGCTTCTTCATCAGTCATTCAAAGAGCTCTTTTGTTTGACACCACAAAGATAAAGAAATTGTTATCACAAACAAAACTTTTGATAACAATTTCTTTATCACACTAATTATTTAACAGTTACATACCCAAAAGCTATTAAATCTTCAATAAAATTCTCCGGAGAATCAGCACGAATAACGTTTCCTGTTTGGTCGCGATATCGGTCGGCAAAGTTGAACATATATTCCTGATCGGTACATTCAGAATCAAAACGACTACCTTCCCGAAGTTTGGTTACAAAATCTGCAGCGCAGGTGGCGGTTATTGTGCCGCCATCCTGCAATAAGTAATTTCTATTATTCATTATCTACTAAGTTTTTTCGTTCTAAGTTTAAAGTATATTTTTTGATCATCTGTCAAGAAAGGCAGATTCTGAAGCGTTGTTCCTGTTTCAACTTTCGCCTGTTGCGCAAAGGTAATCATTCGGCCTAAAAAAAGAACCCAATTACTCATCTTTGTGAAGTTCGTAGAACCGCTATGTTGGCGAAATTCTATCGTCCGGTGGCGGGCGTAAGCTTCAAGGTTTACTTTATGATAGCGGTCGTTTCCAAAAGCTGCCCGAAGGTCGTCGAGCGTATTTGCCTGCAGTATTCTTCTTTCAGATATTCTGCTTAAGCTTTTGCAATATTGGTTGTCTCTGCGTGTAGCTGGCATGAAAGCGTTTATTGTGTTCTCTATATTCTTATAACTAAGTGCTAAGTTCTTCCAAGTGTTCATGTTGAAATCCGCTGCATCCATGTGGACGTGTAATCCACAAGATTCATTAACTTTTGCGTTGCAAAGATCAAGTACCCAACATACTTTTTCAAGTTCTCTCAATCCGCTTTCTCCTTCCAATATTGGGCTTACCAGTTCAAAAGTATTGTTGCCATAAAGACTTGCGTCCGTTACCAATTTCCAATGTGCGCTTGTATTATGGTTGTATCCTTCAACTGCTACGTTTATTCCGGCTTCCTGAAGTTCGTGAGCAAGGTGATCGCGAGTGCAGTTGTACGCTTCGATCTCAATTCCGAAGCGGCGGTTAAAGGTATAGTCTATTTCAGGTAAAAAAGCGGTTGTATTAGCTGCTGTAGTAAAGGTTCCAGCTTCAAGCATCTTTTTATATACGTTTTGTACAAAACCGTAATTTCCGTTTGTTACAAGATCCGCAACTTGGCGGCGGGTTAATCCTAAAAGAAGCAATTGTTGTATCTTGCTAGTCTTTGTTATGCTCTGATTTAAAATGTTGGTAATTTGCTCGTTCATAATGCTTTATCCTTTATTTTTATACTTCAAAGATAACACTATAAGCTCTAACAACGTAGCAATAACAAGCTTATTATCAGCACCTTAGCCTTGTTTAGCTTAAGCTAAAAAAGGATTAAAAACAAGTTCAAAATCAAGCTATTAAGGGAATAAAAAAGCCCCGACTTCGCTTAGCCGAGGTACATCCACTCACGTGGTTTGGTTTTTAAGATTCTGCGACAAAGGTACTACTTATTTTTGCATCTGTATACTATTCGTCCGATTATTACCAAAATAAAAACAATAACGATCCCGAACGCCCATCCGCCCAGCTCCATTTTAATAGATTGCCAACGACTTAACTTCTTTTCGACCGGATAAGGAACACGAATAGAATCGTTTTTAAGAATCGTATCGGTACGATTCGTTGTTAGGTAGCGATACAGATACTTATATCTATACTGATAGACTGTATCACCCTTTATGAGTGTATAAATACTATCTCGCTGATAGATGCTATCATAACGGATACTGTCACGTGTTTTGTATTCAGTGCGAACAGACTCAACCGGGATATATTGAGTCCGGCATGATACGAAACATATTGCTAACATCAGCAATATGATAATATAGATTGACTGCTTCATGGTCGGATCACTGTATTACGAAGAAAATTAGAAAACTCGGAACGAACATCAAAACAGGGACAGGCCTTGATGTATTCTGCCGGCTCTACTTCTCCGCTACCGTCCAGATCAGGAGAAGTATCACGATGTCCGAGAACCTCGATAATAGGATACTCTTTACAGAGCTTCGCGACTAATTGCCGTAAACTAGCTCTTTGAGCGGACGTCCTTGTATCTGCCGGCTTCCCGGACGCATCCAGTCCGCCAATATAACACACGCCAACAGAATGTTTATTATAGGATGAATCAGAGAATCCTTTCGTATTACAGTGAGCACCGTCGATGGATAGCGGACGACCATTTTCAACCATTCCATCAAGGTCAACAATGAAGTTATAACCAATCTGATTGAATCCCCGGACCCGGTGCATCCGGTCGATGTCCTTTGCACGTAAATCTTGTCCGGCACGTGTGGCCGAGCAATGGATGATAATTGCATCGATTACCTTCATTTTGAATCCTCCTCTTTTTTATTGAACAACTTATTCTCAAGCCTATTAAACCGATCTGTTATGTAGACTGAAACTCCAAATACAGCCCCTGCATATAGCAAGCACTGCGCAAAGAGCCATAATACACTATCATGTATTTCACCATGTGACATAATGAACCCTGCAATTGCCAAAGCAGAGCCTAATATAAGCATACCAATAGCACTCCCATACTGAATAGCTTCTTTTGTATCACGTTTCATTTTATCAATATTTACAAGTTATATATCCTAATACTTAGCCAATCACTCACGATTAAATAGACGCTTTATATCAAATAAATCACTACCCTCTCTATCGAACATCAATGTCCAGCCAATTGAAGCAAATTCTTTTGTTACAAACGGTCGTATTTGACATGACGAAGACAATTCCTTCAACCAAGGAGTATTCCTCTGGTCAGATGTCATGGCAACTCGTAACTGTTGCATCATGGAAAGAGTACGCCTTGATTGTATAGCTTCCTCTATCAGATCCATTTCTGCTGATTTTGCAGCAATAGTGACTGCCATTTGCACTTCATCCTGGATATTATTCTTCTGATCACGTTTAGACATGATATCACCAATTTCCACAAACAAATATGTCCCGGAAACAATACCATCAACACGTTGCTTAACAGAATCAAAACTTTGCCCAAAAATATAATAGTCTAATCCTTGGATCCGAGAATATTTAGGCAGGCTTCTTATTTCTTCTTGAATTGCAGCGTATTCAGGAAGATCACTCCTCCCCTTTGCAAAGATCTCAAGTACCTTACTATGATTCGGGAACTGAGCATAATATTTGAGAATCTCGAAAATCATATAATTTGTTTTATTAATGAAATTGGCAAACCTGTATTCTTAGCAATATCCACAACAGGCATTTCCGCACTCCCCATGCTCTGTACAGCCTCTATCAGTTTTTTACGCAAAATTGTAAGATACTTGATTAGGTTCATTTGCTCAACCGTCGAAATATCTCCTAATCCATCATTGCTTAAGTTATACAATGATTCAAGCGCACCGGTTGTTATAAGACTTTTCTTTTCACTCTCACCGGCAACTAAGATCCGGAACTGTGTCTTTGAAAACAAATAATTAACAAACGACGAGAAATTGAATGCAATACTTTGCAAGGTTTCTGAAGATAGTCTTTCAAACGACTTAGCTAATGTATGTGCAGATTCCGAATCATACGGACCAGGATGATATAAAATAGCAGCAAGCAAAGGTAACATCTCTTTATTACATCCCAACAGGGAGCGAGCCTCTATAAATTGCAAGGCTGTAAGGGAACAAGTCAGCTGATTAAAACCAGTATCGATACTATACCCAGGATACAATTTCCCCTGAATGGATACATAAGGAATTAATTGCACACAAAAGCAACTATTCAAAACGAACTTATAATCCAGTTTTGAGAGATACCTGGCAATCGGTAAATCCAATCTCTCCGGAGGCGTTTTCTTCGCTTTAATAAAATCATCTTTAGACAAATCCTGAAGAGCAGCATCCTGATCCGGATATGTAACACGGAAAATAAAGTCTACTTGTTCTCCTAACCAAGCTAAGTTTGACAAAGTATCTTCATCTTTAGCTCGAGCAAGTGATCGCGGATTCCATCCCATTGCACGGCAAACATGTTTAATCTGAAGCATACCCGGTGAAAGCTTTCCTTTTGTGACTAAGTCCATATCTCCCATAATACCTTCAAACAGTTCCGGAGTCAATTCCTCCCAGGCGTTCGGTACCGCAAACTTTTCCTGATGTACACAAAACTCAATCATGGCATTAATTGTATTTTATCTTCCGGTTGATTGAATGAAGTTTCAGTCTCAATATCAGTATCCTGTGGATCAGATAATAATAAGTCGATATCTTTAATCAAGCTATTGGCCTGTTCCTGCAACTGAACAGATAAAGAAAGCAGTCTCTCCTGTTCATCCCTTCCGGATCTGCTTGCTTTTGAATCATCAAAAAGATTCCGGATAGTGGAAGGAAACTCCAAGATATCAAACCTTGTTAAGGCAACAGCTACTACCTTCTTTGCAAGTGCTCGATTAATTAATGACAAGACGGATGGTTTCTCCTTTGCACGTTCCAGGTAACCGGTTAGATTCTCCTCCAAAACTTCAATCTGTATCGGAATACAGCGAAAGAAGAAAAGATATGATAAATCAATGCAGTACAAAAGATCGAATTCTTCTGTTGTTTTTATCTGCAGTTTATCAAGCATCTTATAATACCTGGTTTTATCCCACCCTAAGTCCTCGGTACTATTCAGGAGCGCAATAAGGGAATCCATAGCATTATAATAATTCTCATAATAAGCCCTTCTTATAGCTTCCTGTTCAGACTTGTAGATATCAATATTCGCTTTACGTTTGCGAAGTACATCAAAGACTGTATCATTGGCCATCGTTAGATTAGCCAACGCAGTTCGGAGGTGATCGTATAGTTCACCTGCACCTTTTTTAATGATATTATTATATACAGGAACACTCACAATATTCGCAATTCTCTTATAAGCGGTTACTGCATGACTATTAAGTAGCGAAAGGTTTGTGTTCGAGTCAATACCAGGCACGAACTCCGCAAATCCGGAGATGTCTGTAAATAAGTCTTTCAGTATCATGATTGTTGTTTATTTAGTCGTTCATTAGGAGTTACTTCTTCTTGCCGGCTAGGTGTTTCACGATAGAAACCAAAGCGATATCCTTGCTTGTATAATTCAGGAAAGTTTATCCGAATAGCCATATTAAAAGGTTCAGAGCATATTTCATCATCCGGAGTTAGCGACATCAGGTAAATCAAATAATTATAATATACGTCAGCTCCAGACTTTGAGATGACCCCATCCTTGGATACACTAGATATAGACGAATCAAGACCAACAGAAGAAAGTAGCACTTCATCAGCACGCTTGTCATAAGTAATAAGAGCGTCAATATACTCTTTATATTTCAAATCCAAAACCTCAAACTTCCACCGTTCCTCTTCACCGGATCCGGTTTTGAAACTAAGAGTTGCATAAGCCTTTCCCTGGTTGTCCGCCCCAGAAAGATACTCACTAATATTACGGAGTTCTTGCTTGAGATACATTAGAAAATACGACTCCTTATAGGTAGTCCCGATATCAATCCCATTATAAGTTAACAATGACTCATTCTTTCTTTTCCGCTCTTGATTTTCATTGCATATTTTCGTTATCTGTGCACGTTTTGATTCTGCCCATGCATTCGGGATGATAATATGAATTTTAGCAGCTAACGAATTTCTTAAGAAAGAGTTTATGTAATTAGCCGTATCGTTTGAGCCCTTGATATAAGCTTTTGTCCCTTCATGAGTTTCATTTACACCATAGAATTCACTAACCGATTTTTCTCGATGATGGGATATTGCAGCCCATTTAATGTTACGAATATCACTAAGCACCAAACGTGGATAAAACAAATATTTAGAAACCCCATAACTCCAACGTCCAACGGCAATATGAGTGAAGTCTTTATAATTGATCAGTTCTGTGACAACATCCCTTTTTTGTGTGGCCAACCGACACCGTCTATTCTCCATCAACTCAAGACCGGCTACTGGTAATTGCTCCCCGATACGGTTACCAAGCGTCATGCGCCATTTCACAAAGTAATCACGAAAGTAATAGTAGTTCTTTATATTTCCTTTAGCCACCTCTTTATAATCAGACTCTAAACCACGATCCTTCCAAGATTCTAACCAAGTAGTTATTTCGGGACAGTCCGTCCATTCTTTAACAAGCTTCCCGTTCTTTATGCTCTTAATGTATATAGCCGGCCCGAGCCCGTACAGCATGTTAACTTGTTTTGTTATCAACCGAGGCAATAAACGATTCTTCTTGATATCGCTCTCCACTTCTTCGCACTTCATGTTATTCGCTCCACGTGAACATACGTTGAACCCTCCAATTGATTGCCAATTGTAGTCTGCAGGAAGAACAGTATTTGAATTAACGAAGCCCGGATCCTTTAACCCTGCTGCAGGATTCGTTCCTAACTGAAAGGAAATGGTGCTTCCGGTATCCACATAGCAACCATAATTTCCCAACATCTCTAAACTATCACTCATAACCAGTCTATTTTATGCAATTTATATCCATCTTGAGGAAATCCCATGTAACGAATAAGTATGCGATAACACATCTTTGGGTCACCATTCCCATCATTAAAGAGGAAGAAGTTCTCACTATCAATGCTGAATCGTTCTTCCGGAAGTTGTGTCCGGAAAGTACAGCCCTCCCTCACAACCAACTTCTCGGAAGACTCCCCTTTCTGCCTGGAGTAAGGGAAGAAGGCAATGGTAAAGCAGCCGTTTGGCAACTTAGACAACTCCTTTGCCCATTGCAGTGCGCCTATGCCTGTCATCGTCGTTTCCATGCCCGAAATTATCGTTTTCCTCCCCCTTCCGAAAGGACGTCCCCAGGGGGCTGTCATAT